GAGGCGACAAATCCGACTGAATCTCAAAAAGAAAAAGTAAGAGGCCAGAAAAGAATGTTAAAAGAAAAGCAAAGAACAGCTACTTGGTACTAATATGTGGTTGCAGGGCTTACAATTAGCCTTTAAAGCGGGCTCACACATTTTTAAACAGCGTCAACAAACTAAAATGTTTATGGCGGATGCACAACGTTTGCATGCAGAAAAAATGGCACGTGGTGAAATTGAAATGCAGCAGCTTGTAAAGTCTGATCAACAGCAATCGTGGAAAGATGAGTTTGTACTCTTACTTGTTTCGTCTCCTGTGTTATTATTAATCTGGTCTGTTTTTTCAGATGACCCAGATATAAAAATTAAGATTGATTTATTTTTTGAATACTTTAAAAACATGCCCATGTGGTTCCAGATCCTGTTTATCTCGGTAATCGGGGCTGTATATGGAATCAAAGGAACTGAAATCATGAGGAAAAAATAATTATGTTTAACAAAATAAGAAAAGTGATGAACATTGCAAAAAAAGCAAAAAATCCAACTACGTTAAAGGTAAAACCTTTATCGGACAGAAGAAGACTTGGTGGCGGTAAGACCGAAAAAATCATGAAAGATTTGGAAGGCGTTAAAAAAATGAGAATTCAAGTTGAACAAGCTGCTAATAAAAATAGAATGAAATACGAAGGCTATGAAGGCGGTAAAAGAAAACCTTTAAAAAGTGATGCTAAAAGTGATATTAGAATTGCACAAGAAGCAAGAAAACGTAGATCAAAAACTAGAAAAGAAGCAGCTGTAGGTGCTGTTGGTGCAGGAACTGCAACTGGTGGTGCTCTTTATGCTGCAGATAAAGTTTCGAAAAAGAAAAAAGGACAGAAAAATGATAAAAAAAATAAAAAATAAAATTTGTATGTTTATTTGTCAGATGTTTAACATCATTCCATGCATGTGTAGTCATGAATGTGAATGTAAAAAAAAGGAGAAAAAATAATGCCGTCTATGAATAGAATGGGTGAAAGAGCAACCCCAAGAAGAAAATCAATGCCTAAAACTAAAATGCCTAAAAGAACACCTAGAACACCTAGTACAGAAGCAAGTGTTAGAGCTAGAAGTATTGGTGAGCCTATGGCAAAAGACCCATTAAGATTAAAAAGATTAAAAAGAGCAGAAGGTGGTAAGGCTTTAAGACCAGTAGATAAAAACAAAAATCCTGGGCTTGCAAAACTTCCAACTAAAGTCAGAAACAAAATGGGTTTCATGAAAAAAGGTGGAATGATAAAAAAATCTAAAAAGAAAAAATAATGATTAAAAATTGTAATCAATGCAAAAAAGAATTTGAGACTGAAGATGAGATCAAAGCATTTTGCAGCGATGAATGTAAACAAGAGGCTTTAGCAGCATTAGACTCTGGTTCTGATGAATGCTTATCGTGTCAATAAATGGCTAAACTTTGTTCAAGAGGAAAAGCAGCAGCGAAGCGTAAATTTAAAGTTTATCCTTCAGCTTACGCAAACATGTATGCATCTGCAGTATGTTCTGGAAAAGTAACTCCAGGCGGAAAGAAAAGAACTAAAAAAGCCGAAGGTGGAAAAGTAGATGAAGGTCCATTAAGAAACAGAGCTAAATATGGACAAAGATCTAAACAAAGTGTTTATGAAAGAAAACAAAATGTTCAAAAAAGATCAGAATATAAAAAAGGTGGAATTGCTAAAGGTTGTGGCAAAGTCATGAACAACCGAAGAAAATTTACAAAAAAATATTAATATGGCTCAAGGCGGTCTGAGAAAATGGGTAGCAGAGAAATGGGTCGACATAGGAGCGCCGAAGAAGAACGGCAAATATCAACCATGTGGAAGAAGCAAGGGGAGCAAAAGGAAATATCCAAAGTGTGTCCCGCTTGCAAAGGCAACAAGGATGAGTGCTGGACAGAAGGCTTCTGCAGTAAAACGAAAACGTGCCGCGTCGAACACTGGCCCTAAACCTAAAAACGTTGCAACTTTTGCAAAAAGAGGTAAAAAGAAATAATGGCAAGATCACCTGCATGGCAAAGAAAAGAAGGTAAATCCGCATCAGGTGGATTGAATAAAAAAGGAGTTGCATCTTATAGAGCTGCAAATCCTGGTTCAAAATTAAAAACAGCTGTCACAACTAAACCATCTAAACTAAAGAAAGGTTCTAAGGCTGCCAAACGTAGAAAGAGTTTCTGCGCTAGAATGAAGGGAATGAAGAAGAGATTAACGTCTGCAAAAACTGCACGCGACCCAGATTCTAGGATCAATAAAAGTCTTAGAAAATGGAACTGCTAATGGACGATCCAGTCAATATAATTTACAAAATACAAAGATCAATTAAAGCAAGCATAGAGTCACTTAATGATGCTATTTTAAGCGGAAGTGTTGACAATATGGAAAAGTATAAGTATTTACTAGGGCAGGCACATGCCTTACAACTAATGCAACAGGATATCTCTAACCTGCTACAAGATAAGGAGCAAACAGATGAACAACCAGACACCACAAATGTCATCGGAGTCGACTTCAGCGGAAGTCCCGAAGACTAAATTAGCTTTAGAAGAAAAATATAAAGCAGAAGAATCAAAACAAGAAGACGATAAAAGAGTTGATGAAACGAACGTGGAATCAATTGCTGATGAATTACCAGAGCCCTCTGGTTATAGACTTTTAGTTTTACCTTTTACACCAAAAGAAAAAACTAAAGGTGGAATTATTATTGCACAAGAATCTTTAGATAAATTACGTATCGCAACCAATTGTGGATACGTCATTAAACTTGGACCTTTAGCATATGCAGACAAAGAAAAGTTTGCAACAGGTCCTTGGTGCAAAAAAGGAGATTGGGTGATCTTTGCCAGATATGCTGGATCAAGATTACCAATTGAAGGTGGAGAAGTGCGTATACTAAACGATGACGAGGTGTTAGGGACAATTAAAGATCCCGAATCAGTCTTGCATCACATTTAACATAGGAGAGCACTATGCCAGAAGAAAAAAATGAACCTATGATTGATGTCGGCGAAGATCAAGGAGCCGAAATTAATCTAGATGAAAACAACGAGCAGGCGAAAGAAGCCGTTGCAGAAGAGAAGGTGGAAGTTGAACAGGTTGAAGAACAACCTGTAGAAGCTACAGAAGAGAAAAAGGATGAGAAGGAAGATGAGCTAAAAGCTTACAGTGAGGGCGTTCAAAAAAGAATCTCTAAACTTACTCGTAAGATGAGAGAAGCTGAAAGGCAAAAAGAAGAAGCAATTGCTTTTGCACAGACTGAAAAACAAAAGAGAGAGGAATATGAAAAAAGATATTCCAAACTAGATCAGTCTTATGTATCCGAGTTTGAAAACAGAGTAACGACAAACATGGAAGCAGCTAGAGCATCTTTAAGAAATGCTATTGAATCGGGTGACGTTGACGCACAAGTCGCGGCACAAGAACAAATTGCACGATTAAATGCTGACGCGACTAAACTTTCAGTGCTTAAACAAGCTCATGAAGAACAACAACAAAACCAAAAGCAGGTTAATATTACACCTCAACAATACAAAGAGGTTAATACTTATAATGGAAGAGAAATACCAAACGATATACCAATAGACGCTAAAGCAGAGTCTTGGGCGGCTAAAAACTCTTGGTTTGGTAATGATTCAGCCATGACTTATACTGCTTTTGATATCCATAAAAAACTAGTCGAGGAAGAAGGTTTTGACCCACAATCTAACGAATACTATTCGGAAATTGATAAAAGAATAAGACTTGAATTTCCAAATAAATTTGATAGAGATATAGGTAATTCTACTGAAAGAGCAAAACCTGCTCAAACAGTAGCTTCAGCTAAACGTCCAAGCGCAACAGGACGCAGAAAAACCGTGAAACTCACACCGTCACAAGTAGCAATAGCTAAAAGATTAGGTGTGCCACTCGAAGAGTACGCAAAACAATTAACCACGAAGGAGGCATAAGCGTATGGAACAAGATAAAAACATAAAAACTTCTCGTGCGAGTCAGACAAGAGCAAAGGACACACGTCCTCAAACTTGGACTCCCCCGTCATCACTAGATGCACCACCTGCGCCTAACGGATTTAGACACAGATGGATAAGAGCTGAAAGCATGGGTTTCGACGATACGAAAAACATGTCAGGCAAGATCAGATCGGGATGGGAACTCGTAAGAGCAGATCAATATCCTGAAACTGATTATCCAATTGTTAAAGAAGGCAAATATGCAGGAGTCATTGGGGTTGGCGGCCTATTGCTGGCTAGGATACCCGAAGAGATTGCGAAGTCTAGAGAAGCTTATTTTAAAAAGCAAACTCAAGACAGAAACGAAGCACTCGATAACGATCTCATGAAGGAACAGCATCCAAGTATGCCTATCAATAGTGATAGACAGACTCGTGTAACCTTCGGTGGTACGAAGAAGTAATCTTTTAGATATTTCTAGATCATCGATTAATTAAAAACCTTTATAGGAGAAAAAAACTATGGCAAACTCAAACACACAAGGTTTCGGTTTAGTCGCTGCTATGAGAGTTGGAAATACTCCAGCTATCTCTGGTCAGTCTAAATACGAAATCGATGCGGGTGAGACTAATGCTATTTACAACGGAGAGCCAGTAAAAGTTGATATTTCAGCAACTACTGGTGGATACATTGTAACTGCAGCAGCAGGAACAGCTATGGTTGGAACTTTAAATGGAGTGTTCTACAACGACGCTACAACTAAAAAACCAACTTTTGCTAACTACTACCCAGCAGGTACTACTCCAGCAAATAGCGAAGACGTAACCGCATTCGTTAATGATGATCCTTTTCAAGAATACATCATTGCGACAAACGCGACTCTAGGTGCTACTTTAGCATTAAGAAAATCTAAAATTGGATTAACTTATGCTACAACTGCAGCGGCTGGAGACACATCTAACGGTAAATCAAGCGTAACTCTAGATATCTCAAGTGCAGCTACTACAGCTAAACAATTGAGAATGGTTAGAATTGCTGAAGATGTGGAAAACCAAGATCAAACAGCAGCTTACTGTTCAGTAGTTGTAAAGGTGAACTTACACCAATACACTGTTGGATCGTTGGCTACAGGCATATAATAGGAGGATATAAATTATGGCTATTAGTAGATCACAACTAGTTAAAGAACTAGAGCCAGGTTTAAATGCACTATTTGGCCTGGAATACAAAAGATACGAAAACCAGCATACTGAAATTTTCGATACAGAAAATTCAGACAGAGCTTTCGAAGAGGAAGTAATGTTATCTGGTTTCGGTAACGCTCAAGTAAAAGGCGAAGGGCAAGGCGTATCATACGACTCTGCTCAAGAGACTTTCACTTCGAGATACACTCACGACACAATCGCATTAGCGTTCTCAATCACTGAGGAAGCTATTGAAGATAACTTGTATGATAGATTAGCAAGCAGATACACAAAAGCTCTTGCAAGATCTATGGCAAACACAAAACAAGTTAAAGCAGCGAATGTGTTAAACAATGCGTTCGATTCAAGCTTCGCTGGCGGTGATGGTAAAGAGCTTTGTGCTACTGACCACCCAACAATCGCTGGTACATTCTCGAACGAGTTAGCAACTTCTGCTGACTTAAACGAGACTTCATTAGAGCAGTCGTTAATTGATATTGCGGCTTTCACTGATGAAAGAGGCTTAAAGATCGCTGCTAGAGGATTAAAATTAATTATCCCAAGTGAACTACAATTCACTGCGGAAAGATTAATGAAATCTCAAGGCAGAGTTGGTACAGCTGATAATGATATCAATTCAATCAACAGCATGGGAATGATTCCACAAGGTTATGTGGTTAACAACTTCCTAACTGATACTGATGCGTTTTTCATTAAAACTGATGTACCAAACGGATTGAAGCATTTCGTGAGATCACCTATCAATACTAAAATGGAAGGTGACTTCGATACTGGTAACGTAAGATACAAAGCTAGAGAGAGATACTCATTTGGTTTCTCTGATCCTAGAGGTATCTTTGGATCACCAGGAGCGTAATCCTGATATTCGATGGGCGGGCTTGACCCGCCCATCAATTTAAGGTAAAGGAGAAAGTGTGAGAACGACTTATTTATTTAAGATATTTACCAAAGAACTGCAGACAAAATTCTACAAGCAAACCGATAGTTCTATGTTGACTATGCAACAGGTGCATAAAGAAATCATTGACTATCTAGGAAAAAATGCTATAGAATGGGAGCCGAATCCATTAAAGTTTAGTGGCACTGCTACTGGCGCTGGATTCTATATAACCTATGAGGAGGTTAACGATGGCACAAAGCACGATGTTACTCTTCGCCAAGAAGATACAACTCGAATCTAAATGGAACGAGATGTACCTTCAAAATGAAGGTAAGATAACAACTGACATGCTGCAGCTAGGAGATGAGATCAAAAAAGTAATTAGATCCATCTTAAAAGCACAAGAAGAAGAGGCATATAACTATGCTAATTCTACTGATTTAGAAATACATCAGTTTGCTGGCTAGCTAGTAGTTAAATTGATAAAAAGTGTGTTTGGACTACGGGATACCTTGCACTTCTCACAAAACTTCTATATAATTTAATCACTATACAAAAATAATTGGTACAGACGCGTATAGTCGACGGCCTAGAGACTGTATCAACTTAACTAGGAGGATAAAACTATGGCACAAACAACCTTTTCAGGTCCAGTAAAATCAGATAATGGTTTCATTGCACCTTCATATACTTTAGTAGAAGCAGCGGCGATCAGTTCACCAGCAACTGGTTTAGTTATCTACGTTTCAAATGCAACGGGTTCAGGAGTTACTGGATCACTTTGTTTCTACAACGGAGCTGACTTTATCGACGTTACTACTGGTATAGCAGTAGCATAAATAATTATAGAGCTCCTTCGGGAGCTCTTAAAACTTAGGAGTTTAAAATATGAAATCAGATGTAAAAGCAGTAAGACAAGATACAGCTGGAACTATTTTTGCTGGAAGAACAAGATTGAGAGGAATTATTCTTGCTTCCGATAATGTTGGAGCAGGAACTGTTATTCTTCAAGACAACACAGATAGCACAACTTTATTTCAAGCAGATGTTCCACAAGGTGATGTCTTTGCATTTAATATGCCTGAAGATGGAATTTTATTCAAAGGCGGAATTAAAAGCTCAACATTAACTAACGCAACAGTTACTGTATTAATAGATAAGTAGGAGGGTAGATGGCTACCTCGGGTACTACATCATTCGATTTAAATATCGATGACATCATTGAAGAAGCGTTTGAAAGAACAACGCTTCGCGGTCTACGAACAGGTCAGCAATTAAAAAGTGCAAGACGTTCACTCAACATTCTATTTTCAGAATGGGGAAACCGTGGCGTGCATCTTTGGAAAGTGAAATCTGCTTCTATTCCACTTGTTGAAGGACAAGCGGAATATAATTATGCAAATGATAATACAAATTTCCCACAAGATATTAATGATGTGTTAGAAGCTTATGTTAGAGATAACACTACAGCAACTGCACCTGTTGATACCACTTTAACTAAAATAGATCGATCAGATTACGCAGCACTTCCAAACAAATTATCTAAAGGAACGCCTTCTCAATATTATGTCCAAAGAACAGTAGCTCCAAGTGTATTTTTATATCAAACACCAAGCTCTTCTTTTTCTGGAGCAAATTATCAACTTAAATTTTACTATATTGCAAGAATAGAAGATGCAGGCGCATACACAAATACTGCAGATGTGGCTTATAGATTTATTCCATGTATGACTGCAGGACTTGCTTATTATTTAAGCATGAAATACTCACCTGAACTTATTCAACCTTTAAAACTGGTTTATGAAGATGAATTACAAAGAGCATTGACTGAAGATGGTCAAAGAACTTCTTTATATATCTCACCTCAAACATTCTATGGAGATGGTGTATAATGGCTTTTGCAAGAGGAAAACATTCACAGGCAATATCAGATAGATCAGGCCAAGCTTTTCCTTATTCTGAAATGGTAAGAGAATGGAATGGATCCTTAGTTCATACATCTGAATATGAATCTAAACATCCACAATTAGAACCAAAACCAAAAGGTGGTGATGCACAAGGTTTACAAAATGCAAGACCTGCAAGAACAGAACCTGCAACTCCAGTTTTATTAAATTCAAATCCTTTTACAGCAACTTCTTCATCAACAACTATTTCTGTATTTGAAGAAAATCATGGAAGAACAACTGGAGATATTGTTTGTTTTAGAGATGCGTCTTTTGGATTTGGTATTGATGATGTTAACAACACATCAGGATTTACAATTACAGTAACCGATGCTAATAACTATACATTTACTTCTACAAACACAGCAACAGGAAGTGGAAAATTTGGAGGAGGAACTGCGTCTGCTGGACCAGTGACGATATCAAACTAACATGGCATACACTTTAGATAATTTAAGAACAGATATTAGAAACTACACAGAAGTAGACAGTAATGTTTTATCTGATTCTGTTTTATCAACGATTATTAAAAATGCTGAGAATAAAATTTATAGAGATACAGATACTGATGATGATAGATTTTATGCAACATCAAATCTTCAAGCTGGAAACCGATATGTCACCATTCCATCTGATTTAAGAATTATAAGATTTGCTCAGCTTACCGATTCATCTGGAAACCAAGTTTATTTAGAACAAAGAGATACTTCATTCATGGCAGAGTATTATGACACTCCAGGCACAAGTTCTGGTCTTCCTAAATATTATGCTAACTGGGATGCTAATTACTGGGTGGTCGCACCTACTCCAGATAACACTTATTTAATTACTTTGGCTTATAATAAGCAACCCGCAAGCATTCTTGATGCACCAGGAGCAACTGCTGGAACTTATACATCTAATAAATATCAGGATTTACTTTTATATGCATGTCTGATAGAAGCATATGCATACTTGAAAGGGCCTGCGGATATGTTACAATACTACACGCAAGCTTATCAACAAGCTCAACAATCGTACGCGATCGAACAACAAGGTCGTAGACGCCGAGACGAATATACTGATGGTGTTATTCGTACTCCTTTAAAATCTGTAAATCCATCGCAATAAACTAAGGAGAAAAATAAATGGCTAATATAGTACCTGACTCTTTTAAAACAGACCTATTAGGTGGTGTGTTTGATTTTGATTCTGGTGGATCAACTTTCAAACTTGCATTGTACACTGACATTTCTGGTTTCAGTACTGCCACTCCAGCTTATACAACGACTAACGAAGTTTCTTCGTCTGGTACAAACTATACAGCGGGTGGAAATACTTTAACTAACAATGGCGTGGCAATTGCATCTAACATTGCTTATGTTGACTTTGCAGATTTAACTTTTTCATCTGTAACTTTAACAGCTGATAGTGCACTGATTTATAAAGGCACATCTAATGAAGCAGTATTAGTTTTAGATTTCGGCGGCGATAAAACTGCAACTAACGGAGATTTCGTTATTCAGTTTCCAAACGCTGATTCATCTAATGCTATTATTAGACTTGGCGACGCATAATAGTTTAGGAGTAGTAAATGGCTTTTGTACTGAACGATAGAGTAAAAGAGACTAGTACGACTACTGGAACTGGAACTTTTGATTTGGCTGGCGCCGAAACAGGTTTTGAAAGTTTTGTTTCAGGAGTGGGTAATAGTAATATAACTTATTACGCAATTTCAAATGATGGAACAACAGAGTTTGAAGTTGGTATTGGTACCGTTACATCTGGTTCTCCCGATACTTTATCAAGAGACACGATTATTTCTTCATCTAATTCAGACGCAGCCGTAAACTTTTCAGCGGGTACGAAAACAGTATTTTGTACATTGCCTGCATCAAGAACACCTTCTGCAGGAATGACAGCACAAACATTTGTGAATACTCACAACTCAACGATTTCTGATGATCAGACAGTTGATTCAGGAGTCTTGGCAGGACCTGTCACGATTACAGGTACACAAACGGTAACAGGAACATTGGTAATAGTATAATGAGTGAAGTAAAAGTAAATAAGATAAGCCCAAGATCAGGCACAGATGTTCAACTAGGAGATAGTGGTGACACTATTACTGTGCCTAGTGGTGCAACGTTTGATGCATCTAATGCTACAACTACTTTACCTGCAACTGTAGTAACTACAGATGGGTCACAAACTTTAACGAATAAAACGATTGATGCTTCACAATTAACTGGAACGATTACTCCTAGTGATAATACAGTTACTAATGCTAAAATTGTGGATAGTACAATTCAACTTGCTAAACTTTCTGCTACAGGCACAAAAGACGCTACTACCTTTTTAAGAGGTGATAATACTTTTGCTAGTGCTGGTGAAAGTAATAGTCCAAGTTTTCAAGCATATATGAGTTCAGACCAAACTGTTTCTTCTGAAGTTTCCACTAAATTACAAATTAATACAGAAGTTTGGGATACAGATAATTGTTATGATAATTCTACAAATTATAGGTTCACTCCAAATGTAGCTGGTAAATATTTTGTTTATGGTGCTTACAGATTTGATAATGGAAGTGCTAATACATCAAGATATGCAGAAGTAAGTATTCATAAAAATGGAACTGCATATACAGACGGAACACAAATTGGAAACTATGGAACATACTCATTTAGAAATATGCTTTTACCAGTTACTTCATTAATTGAATTTAATGGTTCTACTGATTATGTAGAATTATTTGCAATAAGAGATTCTAATTCAGGCACAAGTGTAAATGGTGGAACAAGAAACACTTATTTTGGAGCATTTTTAATATCAACGTAATTAAAGAGGAAAAACTATGGCACAATTATCAAACAAAATAAAAGAATACGCTAAAGCAAATGATGTTGCTGAAGTAGATTTTTTAGAAGATGTATTGTTGCAAGATGATGGTCAAGGTGCGTATATCAAAGAATGGAACTTAGATATTGCACAACCAACTGATGAGCAACTAGCATCTTATGAAACTGCTGCAAATACTGCTGAAGCAAATGCACAAGTTGTACAAAACAGAAAAGCTGCGTATGGTTCATTAGAGCAACAAATAGAATATATAACTGAAAATGGTGTTGAGGCTTGGCAAACTAAAGTTGCACAAATTAAAGCTGATAACCCAAAGAGTTAATAGGAGGATAAACAATGCCACATAAACTAGTAAATGGAGTACAAGTAGAACTCACAGCAGAAGAAATCGCTGCAAGACAAGCGGAAGAAGCTGCGTGGAATACTGGTGCATTTGATAGAGCTATGGCAGATTTAAGATCTAGAAGAAATGCCCTATTATCCGCTACAGATTATTTAGCATTATCCGATAATACCTTGTCAACTGAAATGCAAACTTATAGACAAGCTTTAAGAGATATAACAAATGGAATTACAACCATTGAACAAGTCAATGCTGTTGTGTTTCCTACGAAACCATAAGGAGTTACATGAGTAAATTAGAAGTTGATACTATTGCACCTCAATCAGGCACAACATTAAACGTTGGTGAATCTGGTGATACGGTTGATATATCTAATGCAACGGTAACACTTCCAGCAGGTACTGTTTCTGTAACTCAATTATCAGCAACAGGAACAAAAGATGCTACCACTTTTTTAAGAGGGGATAATACCTTTCAAGTGGTTACAACAGATTTAGTGAATGACACCACTCCACAATTAGGAGGTGCTCTAGATATTAACTCACAAGAAATTACAGGAAGTTTAATTCCAGATACAACCGATACTTATGATCTTGGTTCTTCATCTAAAGTTTGGGCTAACATTTATACTGGAGACTTAAATTTAAATAATGAAGCAAAAGGTGCTAATGATATTGATGGCACAACAGGCTCTTGGACCATTCAAGAAGGATCCAGCGATTTATTCTTAATCAATAGAAAATCAGGTAAAAAATATAAGTTTAAACTAGAGGAGATTTAATATGGCTTTTATCTCCAACGGCACGACCATATTAGATGCGGGTGCATTTAGTGTAGGACTCGGTAGTCAAATACTGTTATCAACTGCCACAGCATCAGCTTCAGCATCAATAGAATTTACATCTGGTATTGATAGTACGTATGATATTTATAAGTTTGAGTTAATCAACTGTCATGCAAGTACGGATAATAGCAAATTATTATTTAATGGTAGTACAGATGGTGGTTCTACTTATAATGTTACTAAAACAACTACTGCTTTTGTAACTGACCATAATGAATCTGATACATCTACTCAATTAGCATATAATACATCTTTTGATTTAGCACAAAGTACAGCAGACCAAAGATTAGGTGCTTCATTTGGAATAGATAATGACCAATCAATGTGTGCAACTATGTATTTATTTTCACCAAGTTCAACGACTTATGTAAAGCATTTTATTGCAACTTCTCAAAATTATACAAATAATGATTTTTCACAAAATTATTTTTTAGCTGGTTATATGAATACAACTAGTAGCGTAAATGCCATTAAATTCGTTATGGATTCAGGCAACATAGACGCTGGTACAATTAAAATGTATGGGATAAAAGGATCATAATATGTCAGTCGTATCAGGTGGAACAACATTAATAGACAACGGTGCGTTAGACGCAGCAGTACCTGCAGGAAGTTTGATATTACTTTCTACTCAAACTGCAAGTGCCAGTGCATCAATAGAATTTACATCAGGAATAGATAGTACATACGATAGTTATGTGTTTAAATTTATAGATATTCACCCAGCTACTAATAATACACCATTTACCTTTAACTTAAGCACAGATGGCGGAAGTAATTACAATGTTACAAAAACAACAACTTATTTTGATGCTTATCATGATGAAGCTGATACAGGAACAGATTTAAGATATTTAGCCACCAGTGATTTAGCACAATCTACTGCTTATCAGCTTTTAGGAATTAGTGTTGGTAATTTAGATGATGAAACTATATCTGGAGAAATACAAATTTTTAATCCAAGTTCTACCACTTTTGTTAAACATTTTATAAGTAGATCAAATACTTATTATTCAGCAGACTATTCAGTAGATACTTATGTTGCTGGATATGGCAATACTACATCAGCCGTTAATGCAATTTCGTTTAAATTTACAACAGGCAACATTGATGACGGCATCATCAAAATGTATGGAGTGAAATAATGGGACTAATTAGTAACGGAACTACAATCTTTGACAATGGTGCTTTGGCAGTTGGTGGGTCTATGACATTCATCTCATCTGCTACTGCTAGTGCTTCTGCTAGCATAGAGTTTACATTGGGGGATTACAAAGAGTATAAGTTTTTCTTTGTGAATATGCACCCAGCTACTGATGCTGTTACTTTTCAATTTAACTTTAGTACAGATAATGGAAGTAACTACAATGTTACAAAAACAACAACTTGGTTTCAATCTTTTCATACTGAAGGTGGAGCAAGTGGAAGTTTATCTTATGAAAATGGTTATGACCTTGCACAATCAACGAGTGACCAACCTATTGTGTATCAAGTAGGCAATGGAAGTGATGAACAAGTAAGTGGTATGGTTCAAGTTTTTAATCCTTCATCTACAACCTATGTTAAACATTTTATAGGTAGATGTAGTTCATATTATTATAGTAATGCAAATTTATGTGGTCATTTTGCTGGATATGCCAACACCACATCAGCACTTACAAACATTAGATTTAAAATGTCTAGCGGAAACATAGATGATGGTAAGATATTGATGTTTGGAGTAAACTAATGACTAGTATATTAAAAGTAAATACACTACAAAATACTTCAGGGGAAAACCTAATTAACGAAGCCACAAATACCGTTACCATAGGTACATCAGGAGATACGGTATCCGTTGCTTCAGGTGCATCATTAGCAACAGACTCACTTACCGTTGCAGGAAATAGTATTCAAGCTAGATTATTTCCAACGGTATCATCCATATCACCGACAAGTATATCTGCAGACACACCGACTAATGTGACAATTACAGGGAGTAACTATATCGCAACTCCAATTGTTGAGGTCCATGAGTCGGCAACAGGGGCCATTACATTAGCCAATTCAGTAACCTTTAATAGTGGTACAAGTCTAACTTGTAATTTTACATTGAGTAATACAGGCACATATTATATAAGAATAGAAAATAACACAGGTTTTGCGGGTCGATCAACGACCGCATTATTAACGGTATCATAATGGGAACATTAAAAGTAAATACAGTACAGGATCAAGACGGTAATAATATTATCAACGAAACAGGTAATACCGTTACCGTTGGTAAATCTGGAGATACCGTTCAGATTGCATCAGGTGCAAGTTTAACGGCAGATAACTTAACCGTAAATGGAGGTGCGGTTACAGCTGTAACTTTCCCAACCTATACTTCTATATCTCCTGACACGATTACCAATGCTCAAACTACAATCACGGTCACAGGTACGGGATTCGTGAATGGGATTGTTGTTGAAGCGATTAATTCAACTGGAGGGATTACCCCTGCAGATACGATTACTTTTAATAGTTCAACAAGTGTGGATGCCGCTTTTACCTTAACCACTGATGGAACTTATTATATTAGACTTGAAAACCCAGATGGTTTAGCAGTAAGATCAACAAGTGCAGATTTAACCGTTTCAGATGCACCGACCTGGAGTACAGGTGCTGGATCCCTTGGATCTGTTGCACAAGGTGGATCTATTAGCTTTACGGTAACGGCAACATCTGATAGTGCTGTAACGTATTCTATTGTGTCTGGTGCATTGCCAACAGGTGGAAGTTTAAATAGTTCAACTGGAGCAATTACAGGAACCGAATCTGGCAGCGATACGTCAGAAACGGTCTATAACTTCACCATTCGGGCAACCGATGCCGAATCTCAAACCGCAGATAGAGCATTCTCTATTACAGTAACAACAGGAATTAACAATGGGGGTCAGTTTAACTAATCATGGCTAGTACATATTTAACAAGAACACCAGCAAGTGCTGGAAATAGAAAAACTTGGACTTATTCTGCATGGGTAAAATTATCAGGTTTAGGAACACAAAGAAGTATTTTATCTGCTGGAAACACAACATATTATACAGATTTAAGAATAGATAGTAGTGATAAAATTACTTTTTACATTGATGATTCACTTTCTTATTCTGTAACAACTAGTCAAGTTTTAAGAGATGTGTCAGCTTGGTATCATGTCGTAGTTGCTTTTGATACTACACAAGCAACAGCCGCAGATAGAGTTAAAATATATTTGAATGGTTCTCAAATTACAAGTTTTTCATCAACAAGCTATCCAGCTTTAAATTATGACGGAAGAATCAATAGTACAGATGAACATTCCATAGGCAGAAGAAATGCATCTAATAATCATTTTTTTGAAAGCTCTTTGACCCATGTTCACTTCATAGACGGCACAGCTTATGACGCAACAGCATTTGGTGAAACAGATGCAACAACTGGAATATGGAAACCTAAAACTGCACCTAGTGTAACTTATGGTACAAATGGTTTCTTCTTAAAGTTTGAAAACTCAGGTGCTTTTGGAACAGATAGTTCAGGTAATGCAAACACATTCACAGTGAATGGTACAATGACACAGACGATTGATACCCCTAGTAATGTTTTTTGTACTATGAACCCATTATATGAAAATAGTGGAAATGTTACTTTTAGTAATGGAAACTTAACAACAAGTTGTTCATTAACTGCTGATGATTCTGCTTGCGGTACTTTAGCAGTAACATCAGGAAAATGGTATTGGGAAGCTAAAATGACATCTTTAGGAACTGGAACTCAAGTTTTTGGAATTAGAGAATATCAAGGTAGTAATTTAAAATTAAATGAAGATGGGACATATTCGTCAGGTTTAACTGCTGGCATAACAGCACCAAGTGGTTTTTCACAAGGAGATATTTTATCTGTAGCTTTAGACTTAGATAGTGCAACAAAAACTATACAATTTTATACTAATGGTTCAGCAAATGGAGACCCCATGACTTTAACAGGTTGGGACGGAGAAAAATTTTTAGCACCTTTTGCTGGAAATGATGTTTACACTATGGATTTTAACTTCGGTAACGGATATTTCGGCACAACTGCGGTATCATCAGCACAAAATCCTGATGACGGAATCGGAATTTTTGAGTATGATGTCCCAACAGGTTATAGAGCATTATGCACTAAATCAATTAATGCAGAGGAGTACAGCTAATGGCACAAATCAATAAACCTTCAGATTATTTTAATACAGTTTTATATACTGGTAATGCTTCAACTCAATCTATTACTGGAGTTGGATTTCAACCTGATTGGGTTTGGGTAAAAGATAGAACAGGTGCAAATTCACATGAAGTTCAAGATGTTGTAAGAGGTGCGGGAAAAGGACTTCTTCCTAATGGAACTAGTGCAGAATTAACAGGAAGAACTCTTTATCAATTTGACAGTGATGGTTTTTCACTTGATGGAACAAATACTACATCAAATGTTAATGGAAATAATTATGTAGCATGGAACTGGTTAGCTGGTAGCACAGCTTCATCAAACACAGATGGAGATATTACGTCTAGTGTTTCAGCTAATACAACAAGTGGATTTAGTATTGTGTCTTATACAGGCACAGGAAGTAATGCTACTATTGGACATGGATTAGGAGTGCGACCAAGTTTTATTATAGTAAAAGTAAGAGATGCAGTTAATAGTTGGCCTTGCCAACATATATCTTTAGGTGCTGGAAATAGAATAAATTTAGATTCTACAGCCGCATCTGCATCTGCACCTACATTTTGGAATAGCACAGAACCAACAAGTTTAGTATTTTCAGTAGGAACAGAAGATATAACTAATAATAGTGGTAATACATATATCGCCTACTGCTTCGCAGAGAAAAAAGGATTTAGTAAGTTTGGTTCTTACACAGGTAATGGAAACACAGATGGACCATTTATTTATACTGGGTTTAAACCAGCTTTTTTAATTATCAAACAAACTAATTCAGCTAATGATTGGGTTACACATGATAACAAAAGAGACCCATATAATGGAGAAGTTCATTATTTACACCCAAATCTTAGTAATGCAGAACTTACAGGTGGAAAATTAGTAGATTTTACAAGTAATGGCTTTAAGCAAAGAAGCACACAAGGCAGTCATAACGCATCAGGAAGTACATACATCTACATGGCTTTCGCAGAAAACCCATTAGTAGGAACAAATAACATTCCAGCAACTGCGAGGTAACTCGCATGTACTTTGGCGCAACTTCATTTGCTTCAGCGGCATTTTCTGATGTTGGCTTTAACCCTAATGCGTTCGTCAATGTCCTTGGTTCACAGATTAATCAATCCAATAATACCGTCACTATCGTAGGTAAGGCGTTAGTGCTTCCAACAGGAAGTCAGGCTAATTTTAGTATTGGTAATTTAAAAGTTGCAGATGTCATTGGTGTCAGTGGTATTGCTACTTCTCTTGCAACAGGAACGGTGACAGTTGCAGCGGGGGCCGATGTTAGCGTTACAGGAAATCAAGCTAACTTTACCACAGGTGTCGTTAACGTTGCCGATGTCGTTGGTGTATCGGGGAACAGAATTAATTTAACAACAGGTACCGTTGCAACAACTGCAGATGCAAATATCGCGGCTACAGGATCACAAGTTAATCTTGATACAGGTGTTGTTACTTTTCAATTTAAATATTCAGTCACAGGTTCACAAGTTAATTTAACCACAGGCACGGTTACTACAACGGCTGATGCAAATGTTTTACCTACAGGATCAAGAATTAATACAGATACTGGAGATGTTACTGTTGTGGCTGATGCCAATGTATTGGTCACTGGATCAAGAGTTGAAATTACAGTTGGCAATGTTACAACAAAAGCTAATGCAACAGCGATTGTTACCACTAATAGACAAAACTTGGCTACTGGAACGGTGACAATTCAAGCTAAAGCAACCGCATTACCAACAGGTAATGCATTTGAAATCGGAGATGGTTCCGTGTTAATTAAAAAATGGGATGGTATTGTACCAGGTGCAAGTCAAGTATGGGTACCTGTTCAAACCAGTAAAGGATAATATATGTTTTTTGGAGCAACATCATTTTCAGCAGCGCCATTTGCAGGAGTGGGTGTCGCTAATGTTGTCGTAAATGCAACAGGAAACCGTATAAATGTTGGCATAGGAAACACAAACGTAGGTTTAATCACAACGGTTCCTGTAACAGGTAATCAATTTAACCTTGCAACAGATACTATAAATGTGATATCATGGAACCCAATAATTCCAGGAGCAACTGGAGTTTGGATCCCAATCGATCCAGACAATCCGTAGGAGAAATATGGCAAGTAGTTATTCAAGTGATTTAAAATTAGAGTTAATGACCACAGGTGAAAAATCTGGAACCTGGGGTACGATTACCAATACCAATTTACAACAACTCGAACAAGCGGTTTCAGGTTATATTGCAGTAGATGTAGCATCGGCCGATGTAGCTTTGTCTTTAGCAAATGGTGCTGTATCTAATGGTAAGAATTTATATTTTAAACTAACAGGAACATTAACAGCAAACAGAAATGTGACCATGCCAGACTCTGCGGAAAGAGTCTTTATTGTAGAAGATGCAACTTCAAGATCAGCTTCTTTATTTTCTTTAACGGTTAAAACCGTATCAGGAACAGGTGTTGCAATACCTGTGGCATCTACAAATTTACTTTATTCAAACGGAACAAATATTAGTTTAGGTTTAAGACAAAAAGGTTACATCACACCTGGCGCAACTTATACTGCGGTCAACGGTGATCAAGTTTTAGTTGATACTTCAGGAAGTGGAATTGGAGCTCCCGTAACCATTAATTTACCAGCATCTCCAAATGTTGGTGATGAAGTTCATTTTATAGACAGCGGTAATAACTTAGCATCTAACAATCTAACGATTGGAAGAAATAGTTCTAATATTTTAGGCTCAGCTTCTGATTTAACTGTATCTACAAACTCTGTAGCGTTTACACTTGTATATGTTAATGCGACAAGAGGCTGGATCTATAAAGATAATATTTAGGAGGTCACATGCCTCTTCAACAAGTTAAATTCGCACCAGGCATAGACAAACAAAATACAACAGTAGGCGCAAAAGGTCGCTGGATTGATTCTGATAATGTAAGATTTAGATATGGTTTACCTGAAAAGGTATCAGGCTGGTCTTCTTTAGTGACAGACACCATTGTTGGAGTTTCAAGAAAACTTCATGCTTTTGTCGATATATCTGGAAACCGATACGTTGCCATTGGTACCGATAAATTTTTACTTTTATATTTTGAAGGTCAGCTTTATGACATTACTCCTTTAAGAACAACTTTATCTTCAGCAACGATTGCAACAACAGATACATCTGCAGTTTGTGAAATTACAACAGGATCCGCTCATGGATTAATTGCAGGAGATATTGTATTACTTGATAATGTCACTTTACCTGGAGGAACAGGTTTTACCGATGCAGACTTTGAAGATAAATTATTTCAAGTGACAGGTGTTGGATCCACAACAACATTTACGATTACTCAATCATCAGCTGCAACAGGAACCGTTGCAACAGGCGGAAGCATAGATGTTAAACCTTATGAGAATGTAGGTCCTGCAGAACAATCTTATGGATATGGTTGGGGTACAGATACCTGGGGAGCAGGGGGTTGGGGAGATGCATCATCTGCACAAGACGTTGTATTAGAGCCTGGTCTTTGGTCTTTAGATAATTTTGGTCAAGTGTTAATTGCAACCATTGCAAATGGTAAAACATTTACATGGAATGCAGGTGCAGTAAATCCTTTAACGGTCAGAGCTTCAACATCAACTGCTGATTTTTCTACTTCAGCTAATCCAACAGCATCAAGACTTACTTTAGTTTCTCCAACAACAAGACACTTATGTCACTTTGGAACAGAAACCACAATTGGTACAACAACAACACAAGATGATATGTTTATCAGATTCTCAGACCAAGAAGATATTAATGACTATACGCAGACTGCGATTAATGCAGCTGGAAGCTTTAGATTGCAAGACGGAACGCGGATCGTGGGTGCATTAAAAGCAAAAGAAACGATTCTTGTTTGGACGGACAATGCGCTTTATACCATGAGATATATTGGTGCTCCATTTACCTTTGGATTTGAACAAGTCGGAACCAACTGTGGTTTGATTGGTAAAAATGCAGTTGTTGAAATAGATGGTGTTGCTTATTGGATGAGTCCAAATGGTTTTTTTGCATATGATGGTACGGTTCGATCTTTACCATGTAGTGTAGAAGATTATGTGTATGATCAAATGGACACAACAAAAGGACAACAGATTTATGCAGGTTTAGATAACTTACATACAGAAGTCATTTGGTATTATCCAACTCAAAGCTCTGATTATAATGATCAATATGTAATTTATAATTATGGAGAAAGTTCACCACAACTTCCTGTTTGGTATACTGGCACTGAAGCAAGAACATCTTGGATTGATGGTATTGTATATCCAAATCCATTTGCAACAAAATATGATTCTACTGAAACAGGTAGTTTTCCTGTTATTGTTGGAGAATCTGGATTAGGTCAAACCATTTTATTTGAACACCATGTCGGAACCGATCAAGTGAATCCTGATGGTACCACAACTGCAGTGACTTCTTATATTCAATCTTTTGATTTTGATTTAAAAATAGAAGGAACTGATGGTGAAATCTTTTTAGCCATGAGAAGATTTATTCCAGACTTTAAAAATTTAGCAGGTAATTTAAGTGTAACTATGTCTGTTAAACGATATCCATCTGAATCAGATACAGCAACTGCACTCAGTCCATTTACAATAACAACATCAACCACAAAAGTTGATACCAGGACCAGAGGACGATATGCAAATATAAAAATTGCAAATAATAATATCAGTGAAAACTGGAGATTTGGTACATTGAATTTAGATTTACAACCTGATGGAAGACGATAATGGCAAAGATTAATGTAAGAATACCAGAACCTAAAACAGAATACGATGTTTCAAACCAGAAACAAATTAACAGATCTATAGCTGTTGTAGTTGAACAACTTAATTCTACTTTTTTAGATGAGCTTAAACAAGAAACAGAACGTTATACTTGGTTTAGTATGGGAGGTGATTGTTAGTGTCTTGTAATAATGTAAATACAACAGGTGCAACAACTCCATCGTCAGCTGAAATAGATTTTTATCTTGCAGTTGCAAAAGGAGATTTTACTGGTTACACAAAAGTAAATAA